TCGAGTTCGGCGCGCATGAGATTTTCGTCGATTCCGGCGCAAGCGGCTTAGCGCGCTTCAGCAAAATCAGAGACGAATTGCATGAGGTTCGTATCGAGGGCTTGCCTGGCAGCTCCGTCAAATTCGACGCCGGCACTCCCTGCAGCTACGAACTGTCGTTCCCATAGGACCAAAGTTCCGCCTCTCGGCCTTCGCTCTGCTGCGCTCGGGTTCAAGGCTTCGATGGCCTGAGAATAAGTAGGACCGGCCCTGAGGGTCACTGAAAGCGCGCGCGGGTTATCTCCCACAGAGAAAATGTCCAATTGGAGGTCGAGAAGATCTGGTATGGTTGACTTTGATTTCTGAACGATGCGTTGGAATGTGTCACTCTGGGTTGCCAGCACGGGCACCGATACCGATTTCGCCAAAAGCCGAATCCTTTGTGTCGCCCATTCGCATAAAGCCTTGTTGGCCGAGCTTTCCGGGCGTATCGAACAATAGAATGCCAGTCCGCCCCAGCCTTCGAATTGCTGTTTATGAAGCTCTTTCGAAGTAAAGGGCAGGTCCGGTATTATTTTCACGGACTTGCGAACTTCGGCCCATGGGTCAGTCTGAGCGGTCGGTTCTCGCGCCGCTGGAGCTTGTCCGGCAGCCGTGTCAATAGCGCAGCAAAAAAGCAAAGGGAAAAGCCAAAACAACTTCAACGCGCCACCCCCGGTTACATTGACTTGCGGAAATCCATCGTAGCCTCTTCGCAGCGTGTGGTCACGCCGGGTGCGGGCGCGTGGCCGTACAACATCCTCGGGGCTGCTGAGCAGCGCACGGCGCCTCACATGGTCAGCAGGCTCGCCGGGCTTGGGCGCCGAAGGGACGAATAGCCCTTCCGCTCAACTGGCTCATCGTCGGCTTCGCCCCTCCTGATCCAGGGCCTGGACAGGCAGGCATATCGCAGACAATCAATCGCGTGGTCTTCCTGCCGAGTGTCGAGGTCCTCGGGGCGATCCGGATCATGCTGCATCAGCGGCAAGGTGCGGATGATATCGCGACACGTCGAGAACACGAACAGCATGGGATGCTCGTCCGTGCCGCGCAGCCTCGCGCGCACCGCCATCCAGCCGGATTGAGCTCCGATCTTGCCAACTCGAGTATTGTCGGCCTCGCGGAATATCGGACCGTTCCAATTGCCTTTCGTGTCCTTGGCACCGCGGCGCATCTGTTCCGCGATCGATGGGCCTCCGGACTGGCTGAAGCAGGCTGGATCAAGCACACCATAGGCGATGCTCTCGCCTCTCTCGCGCTCAACGATACCCCTTGCGATATCCTCGTTGAGGAGCTTCAGCCCCTTGCCAGGCGCGGACGCGCCGTACCACTCCCGGTATAGGACGAGAGCGCCTCGAGGAATGACGCGCCCGTCGCCTAGCGCGTAGTCATCCGAAGCGACGGCAAGCCAGTGAACGCAGAACGGACTGGCGGATCCCCAGTCCATCGACCGGAAGCGCATCCATTGTTGAGGAACTCGGAACGGCGGGATGACGTGCCGCTTCTCCGACCATTCCTCGAAAAATGCGCCCTCCACGGCATTCCAGTCGCCATCGAGCCACGCTCTGACGAGCGTCGCGCCCCCGACAAGATGAAGCCGCCCGACATAGGCAGGATCGCCCTTGAGCAGGATACGGTTATCGCTGAGCCTTGACGGGATTACCGCGACGATATGCTTCGAGCCGTCCGGCAGCACGCGCTCCAGCACCTTCGGCCGCGACGGGAATGGAACCATCTCATAGCGATCGCGGATCCAGCTTTGGCCGGGCCCGCCCGGATTGCCGGTCAGGATCATTTGGACCGGAACGCCATGGGCGGATCGCAACGCGCCGAATAGCCTGAATATCGGGTCCGGGCTCGGATACTGCCCGGCCTCCTCAATCCAGGCGTCCGTAAGATTACGTCCCTGGTATTGTTGAGCATCATCGACGCTGTCGAGATAGGCGAAACCAATGCGGCCGCCATTGGGCATGCGCCAGAGCAGTTTGCTTTCGTTGAACACGCCGCCAAGCGGGCCGTAAATCTGCCTCGAGCGATCGATGGCGTCCGTAGAGCTCGTTGTGGTTCGACGAAACATCACGGCGTTGAAGTCAGGACCGTAGTCCTCTTCTTTCGCCGCCCATTTGCCTAAAACGCCGTCCGTCTTGCCGCCTCCTCGAGCACCTCCGAAAAAGACCTCGGCAAGGCTGCAATCAAGCAGGGCGTGCTGCGGGCCGGCCTGAGGCCGCCAGACAATCTTAGTGGGGGCGGCCGGGGAGCTCTGCATCATGTCTCTCCGCCCATTCCTCCAAGCTCAGTGGCTTGCGCTCCAGACGCCTATCCTCGATCTCAGCTTTCATTTCGACCGAGCTCAAGCGGGGATGCATATAAGGTGCGGCGCCTTCGGCCGCTTCCTGGGCAAGCTTGCGAAGTTTCAGCACCTCGGCGACGTCGGTGGTGCCATCTTCGGCAACGCGACGCTCGGTCTCTTCTGCAAGGCGATCGTGGTAGCGCATGTTCGAGAGCATGACCTCGAGCGGCGTCTTGCCCTCTCTCGCTGCTTGATCCGCAATTTGGCGAGTCTTGAGCGACGCCGAACCCTTCTTCCGCCCCGCTCCCGGTCTCATTCCACCTTTTCCCATTTCGCGCCTCCTTACAAAGCGGCTTTGGTCGTCCTAGCAATCAGAGTTAATCAAACTTGGCGTATGGTCATTCGCGGCTCGGCTTCGATAGTAAGCCAGTCCACCGGAGAGCCGAGCCGCCCGATCTGTCAGAGCGACGACATGTGGGTGGTGAATTTCCCAATTGATTGGAGATTCCGCCACGTCGGTCAGTGTGATCAGTGCAGTCAGTGATTTTGCATTATCGTCTACACACGTACGCTTTGCGCCTGTGAAAGGGTGCGTCCTTGTGGATGATAGTACGATGATCACTGACTTCATTGACTTCACCGACCGGCGCTCGAGTATCTGGCCTGCAGCGCGACGTGCTTCTCCTGCGTCGACAAGTCCTTCTGCGCGTAGATGACCTGGCGCTTGCCGTTGACCTTCCATAGGCCGTCATTGGCATCACCGTTGCGCAGCGGCTCGTATCCGCAGCTTTCCATGCGATGAGCGAATTTGCGCCGGTTCCGGAGGTCAGACAGGAATTGCGCAAACCCTTCCGAGGCTCTGCCGATGAGCTCGGCCAGCGTCGTCACCTTGGGGTTGTTCATCTCGTCGAGGATGTCGGCGAGCTCGGCGTCTTCCGGCGAGCGAGAGCTCGACACGATGTCCCACCATGCCGTCGTCTTCGGCGGCGGCGCCTTCGGGTTGAACGCGGAGATGTCGAGCTCGCGCAGATAGGCCGCGACATGTCCTATTCCGCCGTTGCCGTACCAGCTCCAGATGTTGGTCCAATAGGACGCGTCGAAATCGTCCTTGGTCAGGTTCGACCAAGCGACGAAATGACGTCGATCATCCGCGGGGATGAATATGCCATCCGACTTGTGGTTCGACGTGATAATGACGCCGCAGACGTTGAAGACGGCATATTCGCGCAAGTGCTTCTCGTCGACGCGGAGCACATCGGGCGGCGCTGCCGTATAGGCCTTCATATGGTCATAGAAGGCGAAGCGGTTCACGTCGCCAAGATCGCGCGCCTCGCTAATCCGCAGGATGACCGATTTGAGGAAGCCGTTGAAACGGCCGAGCACGTTCTGGGGCGACACCTCTATGAAGTTCCATGGCCCGATCGCGGTCTTGACGGGCTCGAGCAACGTGTCCTTGCCGATGCCCTGACCGCCGCCGAGCACCAGGGCGTGATTGATCTTCTGATGGGGTCTCTGGACTCTATGGGCGAGCCACTGGACGATATGGTGCGCGTCGACACCGTAGACGTTCTGGACGTGGTCGATCCAGAGGCCGGCTTGACCTGCATCGCCAGGAGTGACGACCGGCGCCCGATATAGGTTGAGGCATCTGCAGCCGGCCTTGTCGATCCAGCCGCCTTCTGAGATCAGGCGTCCAGCGACGATCGGCGGTTCGCCTGGCGCCCATGTCATCTGCTCGACGGGCTTATTTTGGTCGAGCCACCGGCTGGCCTTGATGGTCTTCGGCTTGCCGTCCTTATCCAAGACGGGGTTGCCGTCGACATCCACTACCGGCTGAGGCGGAATTCGCGAGTCGACACTGGCACCCGGCCAGAGCTCGCGTGTGGGGCCGAAAATATAGGCGTGCGCCGGCATGTAGGCGTCGAAATCCTCGACGGTGATCGTCGGATCCGGATCGAGCGCAGGGCGAAACCGCGGTGATTTGGCGGCGAAGGCCATGCCGTTCGAGATCGGTGGAGAATTGCGCCGATCTTCTGTCAACTCGAGGCGCTCGACCCCGAAAATATTACGCCGCATCCTGAGCCGCTCCTTCCGCCTCGAGCTGCTTGAGGATCTCGCGCGCTTTGACAGCTTGTTCGAGGTGGACGCAGGCCCACCGGAGCGCATAGTCGCCTCCGGGATCGCGAAATGGCCGGCCATAGAAGTCGATGGCCTGTTTGATGTCGAATGCCGCGGTTTCGAGTTGCACGATCAGCCCCTCTCTGAGGTCCTGTTCATGCTCGCGCCAATGGGCGCCGATATCCGCTTTGATCTTTGGAGAGGCGGCGTTCATCGCGCCGCCTCCCGCATCATGCCCGCCACGCCGATCAAGCAGGCCTCAGCGCGGCCGTCATCGCGGACGCGAGCGAACATTCCGGCCTGGCTTGGCCACCGTCTGATCGCCTCGCCTCTCGCCATTTCCTTCGTAGCGCCGGGAGGAAGCCCAACAGCGCGCCGCCAAGTCGGCACCGTCAACATCGTGACGGGAACGCCCATGGCGCCGAAGATGCCTTCGAGGCAACCACGAGCCCGGCCAAAGCTGAATGCCGCCACCTTGGCGTCGGTGGGCCTGGGACCGACCAGTTCGATATAGGCCGCAGTCGGCGCCCAACGCCTGACGATGGCCGCCACGAGCGCCGCGTTGATCGTGCGACGCCCTTTGGTGCCATCTGCGATGCAGGTCATGTCCTCGATATCGAGAAGCTCGGGGACATTCGACACGAGCGCGAGCGCGCCCTCGTTGCCGGGATCGATGCCGATGAAGGAGGCGCTCATCCGTGCCTCCCCGTCGCGTTGAAGGCGAGTGGCGCGATGACAGCAGCCGCAGCGGCCGTCAGCGCAAAGCGCCTTGTGAGATATTGAACTTGGATGGCCTGCGTTGTAGCGTCAAAATCGAGCCTGCCGCCAAGCTGCTCAGATTTCCGAAGGTCGCCGCCCGTCGCCACGGGGGCGGCCTTCGCTACATTTGGAGAAATCACGGCTCATTCCAACT